CCATAGGACTCCGATACGCGTGCCCCGAAGGGCATTAGGATGACCAATCCTGTTCGGAGAACTCCAGCTCAGATGCTGATTCTATACTTATGATTAATCATTAGTAATCTTTTATTTTTTTACTAAAGATTGATCCACAAAGTAATAGGGTTAGTTTTCTTACTTCAATTTAATATCTCTATTAAATTTACCAAGGAATCTGTATGTATTAAACATTTTAACCATCATTTGATAAACATTTAATGGTTTATTAGGTTTTCTAACAACAGATCTTTGGTACAAGAAGTTGACTGGAAGGTTATGCATGATTTTATGAGCATCCAAAAGTGCCATAGAAGCTGCAGATAGATTAAATCTATCAACAACCTCCGAACGGAACATTTTGGACATCATCCCTTTTCCCTTCAAAGCATTTATCCAAGGAGCTATAGCTGCAGCTTCAGATTTAGCAGTTCTGAGTGCCGGTACACCGAAATTCTTAAACAATTCGTAAAGAAATGAATAATAATTTAGGGGACCGAATAGGCCCTTAGTAAACTCATTTGAAGTTTTCAATGTTTCTAATCCTTTGGAAGGTCTTGGACCCGAAAAGATTTTTGAATGGACCCATCGGTCCATCAAAATTCCGGTTTCAAGATCAACTCTTAAAGTTTTAAATCTTTTATAGAGACTTAATAATTCTCCAAGAAGAAAAGCTTTAAGATCTTTCAAAGGAACTGAAGGAACAGCTTTGGGATCACTACTTCCATAGATTAAATGGATTTCGTGAAGCCAACTGTTAAAATCAGTAGGAATTAATTGATAAAACTGGTACCATCTCCATCTAATACTTTTCCAAGTATTTCTATAACCCAAACCAAGTAGTCTTGATACTACATGTTTCGGGATAGAATATTTTCTAACAAAAGAAAATAAAGAGGAGACGCTATTGATTGCTGCAGCGTATTCTGTTAATGAGATAGGTGAAACATCCTGTCCATTAATGAATACTCTTTTAGCAAATTCAAAAGCGATTCCATTAGGAGAGACTATAGATTTAGATAAATTAATTTCTAAACCCAAATCTTTCATAATGGTTAGGTACATAGCAGCTACATCTTTATCCCAGACTACCATATCATCTCCAAGTATAGCATAGGCAGTAAACCTTGTTTTATACCCAGATTTGATAGCGGCAATCTGCACAATTATATGATGAGTTAGGGCTAGCATCGCCCAAGAGGATAGAGCTCCCATTGGTTGTCCAACTGCATATTTCAAGTGCAAGTTGTAAGGTTTTCCATTAAAACTTCTAGTAAGTTCATATGTTCTACCTACCAATAGATCTACCCATGCTTGAGCTACAGTATCAGAAAATAAAACTTCCATAACTTTCTTTTGAAAAGCTATAGGAAGTCTATCTGTAGCTGCGGATAGATCATAAGACGCAATCCAGGTTCCTTTACCTGGGTATAAACCTAACGGTTTAAGTTGATTCATAGTACCATCCATTGGAAGTCTAGATAAAAATCTAAATATCCATTTATGGATAGGTGCTAGAATCATCTGTGTCCATGGATCTACCATTGCAAAGATTCTAACTTTTCCTTGAGGTTCCTGTTTTAAACCTAATTTTCCAATTCTATTGCTAATAGAATCATCAGTGAAATAACGGGACGCACACCAGTAAGCAGCAGCTGCGATAGAAAGATATCTATCAGTAGCACTGAATACTGCAGCAATTCTTTTATAGGCCTGAAAGCAGATAGGATGATTACCTAAAGCTTTTAGACCCCTAAGAAGAGCTGTTGGGGAGCTAGAATATTCTCCCATGCTTCCGTTACTTGACGCTGATGAGGAATACATAAGTTTAAAATCAACTTTCGGAAAGGATAAGGAGATATCAACCACTCCAAGGTTAATCATACCTTGAGGTATAAGTTGAATCCACTTATTCATTCTTACAGTTGATCCTGTGAATGGAGAGGTGATTGTTGATAAATTAGGTTGTGTTAAATATTCTAAGGCTCGACTGAGACTTAAAATACTTAGCACCCATCTTAAGGTAGATGGATCACCTGATTTCAATAATTTTCTCACACTCACCGGGAACACTCTCGGAAGGCCACTTTTAGTCCTAGAAATTCTAGGACCAAGAGGGCCAACATCATTAATTTTATAGCCTCCTAGACTCTGGATAGTTAACACATACATTGATTTCATGGTCTTAATAAGACCAGGTAATCTTTGATGTGAATAAATTGTCCAGAAGCTTCTTAAAAGTAAGACAGTTAGTCTAACCCTATTACTTGTTAACTGTGGATCGATTACTCTAGCTATCAAAAGATAGTGTTTGATTAATCTTACTCCGCCTTTTACAGCGAAGCTAGCAGTAAAGATTCTTGGTATCTGAACCTTCGAAAGTCGAAATTTTATATTTGATTTATCGAAAGTTATGGATATTAAGTAATTACTTTACTCTTCGGTTTCCCAGAGTTAGGAACCGTTGGTAGCCCTCTATATAATCTCGAACGAGATTAATTTTCGGAGGGTACCCGACGTCCTAACCCTTTACGGGGCCGCAGCTACCTTTGAAAGGAACAGTTATTAAGACTGTTAGGGTTTGACTTACTTTACTTCCTTATAATCCCAGGAAGCCAGTAAGGTGCCCTTTAGAGGTGTTCGTTATTGTTTAATTTTCAATACGACGCCGCTGAAGTAGGACCTCTACTTCCTCGGGGTACTAACCCGAGTGCGCGTGTGATATTCAAATCCACGATTGTACTCATTAAACACACCGACCACACCTCATCTGAGGTAACCAGCTCACTTGCATAGATTCTATTGAACCCACACTTCGAGTGGTACTCTAATTCTTATTTTCATAAGAATTAGATTTCGGTCTCTTCGCGAG